CTGTCGACCGGGCTCGCCGCGCTGCAGAAGAGCGGTCAGATCGCGCGGGTGAGCGAAGGCGTCTACGGGCTCGTTCACGCCTACGAAGCAGCAGCTGAGTAGTGGACGAGGCCGCTCGCAAACGGAAACTGGTCGCGGAGGTCAACGCCCTCCGCGGCGGCTACGCACGCCGTTACGAGGACCGGTGGGCGATCGGGTTGCTCGATCTGTTCCTCAAGCTTCCGACGCTGCCGCCGATCTGGGCCGAGGCGAAGATCATCAAGGGCAATGTCTTTGAGCCGACTGGGCGTCAGCACATTGAAGGCGAGCGCATGCGCGCCGCCGGTCTGATGGTCCTCCTGATCGGCTGGCGCGACAACATCATCTACGTCTCGCCCTGGGTCGAGAAAGCCGACCGGCGCGAGTGCGTCGCTGGCGTCGATCAGATCAGAACTCTAACGGAGTACGTGCATGAACCTCGATGACAGCTTGCGCGACAAAGTCGCTTCTAACGGCGCCTTCGAAGAGACGGCGCAGCTGGCTCAGGGGATCAAGTTCGCGCTCAGGCGTGGGAAGAACTGGGAGCTCCTCCCACCTGAGTCGAAGGAAGCTTTGGAGCAGATTGCTTCTTCAATCGCCATGGTGCTCACCGGCGATCCCAACGAGGCCAAGCACTGGAACCGGATCGCGATATACGCGCGGGTCCGCGACAAGGCGCTGACGACGCTCGAAAGCAGCGTCGCGCAAGCGGCTCGGACGCGCGTGAATTTGTTTGATCCAGCACCGCGCGCGCCGCGCCCGATGATTGAGGACACCGATGCAACTTCCTGAGATCCTAACGCGGCTCGAAACCGCCCTCCAAGAACTGCTGCCAATCCGCGGTCAGCTCGAAAGGGATTGCCCAGACGAAACTGCATTGGTGCTCGGTCAGGCGATCGGGGCGGTATTCCGAGCCAAGGCGCTCGTTGAACGCGATCTCCGACTGCAGAAAGAGCAGGAGGAGGCCGACGCATGACCGAAAGTGAAGACTGGCACGCTCTACGCAAACGAGTTGGCAAGTTTATGGACGAAACTGAACTCGGCAAGCTCTATCGCGCTTACGACAATTCGATGATCGACTACTGGCGCAACGACGCCAACGAAGACATCTCGCCCGCCAAGCTCGCCGCGCTGCAGGAACGAATGCGCGAAGCGACCAACGCTTTTGTCGCCAAGCTGATGGAAATAGCGGAGGTCTAATGCCGAACATACCAATGACATCTGAGTCCGGTGCTGTCTTGATCGAGAAATTAAAACAGCTCGAGGCGCTCGAAGGCCAGCACGATCAAACCGTGCGCACCAAGGTGGTCGAAATCCTTTACGGGCCTTCGACCGACGAACAGACGATGACCGAAAGATTTCGTCTGGCGGCAATCGAATTCATCAGCATCGAAATCGAGCAGCTAAGTTCATGACCGGCTTCACGTACAAAAGCTATTCCTTCGTCGACAAGGATCCGATCATCGACGAAGTGCGAACGATCGTCCAGGCGAGCGGCTGGACCCACAAACGGATCCAAGAAGAGTCGGGCGTCACCACGATGACCCTGCGCAACTGGTTCGGGGGCAAGACGATGAAACCCCAAGCCGCCACGCTCAACGCGGTGGCGCGGGCGCTGGGCTACAAGCTCGGCTTCGTCCCTTATGAAGCCGCCTCCGCTGCCGAAACCCCGCCAGCGACGACGCACGCTATGCGCATGGCCAAGATCAGGCGGGTGAAATGAGCCGCGATTTGGAGATCGTCTTGGTGCGACGCGAGGCGTTCTACCATGAGACGGAGTACGTGCGCGGACTTGAAAATCTCGCCGCTGCCGTTCTGCTGTTCCATCGCGGCGGCCCCTGGACCGCTCAGGATCAGCAAGTATGGGGGGCGCTGACCGGAACGGCGGACGCAACAACCAAATCGCTCTGCGACTTCGCCAGGAAGGTGCAGGCAAAATGATCGTCAAATACAAAATCGCCTTCACCATGGACGCCGAGACGCTGTTTGGCCTGATGTCGAAAATGCTGCCGATCGAAAACCTCTCGGTCGAGGAGCTGGTCGAACATCAGCCCAAGTTACCGATCGCGCACGCCGTTAAGCACATCACCACCAAGCGCAAAAAACGCTCCTCGCTCCGGCTCGACCGCGGCATCAACGGCATCATCCTAACCGCGATGTCGGACAAGCCAGTGCGCGCGATCGAGATCCGACCCAAAATCGTCGCCGCCGGTTTTTCCGGCAACTCGCTCACTTCGCGCATGCAGTTCCTGCAGGAGCACGGCGTAATCGAACCGCTTGGCGACGGGACGTGGAGGAGGAAATGACGGCACCAAGATACAAACTGCCCACGACTTTGGCTGAAGCGCATTTGGAGATCATCAATCAAGCACGCCAAGCAGACGAGGCTGGAGATAAATTTGAAGAGGTGTCCGTCATCGATTTGGCGAAAGCTATTTTCAGCGACCGTATCCTTGACGGCCCTCATACAGCATGCGCCGGAATTATCGCCCAGTTTCCTGGCGGTTTGTGGAGAGTTAAGTGAGCCAACTCGACCCGGTCCAAGTCGCGGCGCTCGATTTCGCCAAAAGCAAACCCGGAGTAGGTTGGTTCTTAGAACAAGGACTTGGGAAAACCCTATGCGCGCTGGCTGAATTCGAGGGCTATACACTGGCCGGCGAGGCTGACCGGATGATCGTGATCTGCCCCAACACCTTCAAGGAAGGCTGGATCGACGAGATCGAAAAACACGGGTTTCAATTCGACGCCCATGTGTTTCAATCGTCGAAAAAAAAGAAGGCCGCCGAGTTCGTCAACCTCAAGGGCCGCAACCGGGCGCCGGTGTTCATCCTGAACTACGAAGCCCTGCGCATGCCCAACGTCCTCAAGGCGATGATCATGTGGGCTGAACGTGGCCGGACCTATTTGGTGATCGACGAGAGTATCCAGATCAAAGGCAATCGGAGCCAGCAAACCAAGGCGGTCCATTGGCTGACGCGGGTCTGCACTTGGGTGCGCTGCCTGACCGGCCGGCCGCAGACCCAAGGACCGCAGGATCTATGGGGGCAGCTAAGGGCGATCGGCCTGTTTGAGGGCCGAAACTTCTATGCCTTCCGCGGCGCGTTTTGCGTGATGGGCGGTTGGCAAATGAAGGAGGTGGTCGACGCCAAGAACACCGAGCAATTGGCCTTGATCATGAAGCCTGTGGTGTTCCAAGCGAAGAAGAAGGACTGGTTGCCCGAGCTGCCGCGCAAGGACTTCACTATCCGCGACTATCAGATGTCGACCGAGCAGCTGCGCCAGTACGCCTCGATGGAGCATGACTTCCTGCTCGCCATCGAACAGGGCTACGTCACGGTAGACGTCGCTATAGCCAAATACGAGAAACTCGCCCAAATCCAGGTTGGCTTCATATACGACCAGTCCGGTGACGTTCATGAGCTGGTGCGCCCAGCTGAGAACCCCCGGCTCAAGCTTCTGCAGCAGCTGCTCGACGAGGAGGTCGAGGGCAAGGTCTGCATCGTCTACCGTCATCGGCCGGTCCTCGACCTCTTGATCAGAGCGCTGGCGTCCCACGATTGCGCCTGGATCAAAGGCGGGATGAAGTCCGCCGACGTCGAGGACCAGAAGCGGCGCTTCAACACCGATCCCCATTGCCGGATCATCCTCCTCCAGGCTGAGGCCAGCAAGTACGGCCATACCCTGCTCGGCGGCCCGGGGCCGGATGATCTGTGCCGAACGATGATCTTTTTTGAAAATAGCTACAGCGCCGACACCAGGGACCAGATAGAAGACCGCATCCACCGGCGCGGCCAGACCGGCGAACGGGTGCTGTACATCGACCTCTCTGGCTCGCCTTTGGATCGGCGGATTGTCAAAGCCCTGCAACGCAAGGATGCTCTTTACAGATCCGTATTCAAAAACCTCAAGGTGGCTGAACCAGCATAGGAGAAACGCATGGCACAAGGTAGCTGGGCTTACATCCAGTTTTTCGATCAACCGGGCGGCGGCCCCGATCATGAGCTTCCCGGCCGCCCTGGGCGTCCATCCAGGCCCGATCAAGGGCTCCCTGGCTTCCCAGGGGCTCCCGGTCATCCTGGGCATCTGCCAGCTCGTCCTGGCCGCCCTGTCGACCCCGGCTATGGCGTAGACGAAGGCGAAGGCGAAGGCGGCGACCCAGGCCAACTGCCGGTCTGGCCGCTCGATCCCGAGCATCCCGACGTCGGGTTGCCGCCGGTCGCCGGCCAGCCGCTGCCGCCGGTCGATCCGCCCCCCGGCACGGTGTGGCCGCCGTTGGATCTCCCCGGCGTTCCTGAAGGCAAGGCGCTGGTTCTGGCCGCAGTGGTTTCCAGCACCGGCCACAAGAAGATGCACTACTTCGTGGTCGACGTGCCGGAACACCCGGTCGATCCGGATTATGGCGTTGGCGAAGAGCATCCGGACCAAGGTTTGCCGAGCCCGCAACCCCCGCGCCCTGGCGTTCCGCCGCGGCCGGGACAGGGCTTGCCTGGACAGCGGCCTCCCGCCCGACCCGATCAGGGCTTGCCCGGCGGTGGACGTCCGCCGACTGCCGGTCAGCTGCCGGGCCGCACGCCGCCGGCGCGCCCGCAGCCGAAGTGAGCTAAACCCGCGCTGGGGCTGTAGACAGCGAGCAGAGGGCGCCGGCATAATGCCGGCGCTCGTTTTTAGGAGGGTGACACATGAATAAGCTTATCCTGTCGGCCGCGTTGCTTGCGGCGATCGGCGTCACGCCCGCGCGCGCGACACTGCAAATCGAGATCTTCGACAACGGCACATTGATCGACGACATCAGCGGGGTCACCACCGGCGCGGCCTCGCTCACCGCCAACGACGCCAATTTTGCCAACATCACGGTCGCCGCGCAGGGCTCGCCGATCCTGCCGAAGGCCGATCTCTCGAGCGTCACGCTCGACGCGACCGCCTCGGCTGGTTTTTCGGGCGCGCACACTTTGACCGTCGATGTCCTGCAAAGCGCCATCACCGGAACCGGCAACACGCTCTCGACCTTCACGGTCAATGGGCTGACCAACGATCCCGGCCCGACCACTGAGTCGACTTTCGCGGATGGCGGTCTGCTTGCCACCCACACCTTCCCGGTCGGCCTGCTCGATGGCTCGTTTGGGCCGGTATCGGCGGGGGCGAGCCCGTTTACGTCTGACGAGATCCAGTTCGCCGTCGACTTCACCGCGGCGCGGCAGTCGTTCGGCGGCTCAGCGCAGCTGGTTACCGGGGTTCCCGAAACTTCCACCTGGGTGATGATCGGACTAGGCTTCGGCCTGCTTGCGTTCGCGGGCTCCCGTTCGCGAACCGGCCGGATCGCTGTCGTTTGAAAGCCTAGACCCCCCGTGGCTGATTGCGGCGACGGTTTGAGGGGAGGACGGGAGCCGCACCCGTCCTCCCTATCTCATGTGAAACATGTCTACATGCTAGCCTTGCACTATCCATAATCAGGGACTATGTTCCTGACATGGTTGCTCTCACCGCTCTCATTCACTTCAGCATCTTCTTCTTCGCCTTCCTGATCGCCAACGCCGTGTCGGACTGGCGGCGCAGGCCGCGCATCAAACGCGCGCCAAAGCTCCCAGATCCCAACGAACGCGATTGGATGGAAGATTTCAGTTTGTGGGTGTTGAGGAGAGGTTGGCGGTCGCGCCGGGGGTCAGCCGCGAGTACAGCTGTCGGAGAGCATCGCGTATCGGGGTCGGCGCTTGCACCGGCGAATAGGATCGACCGCTTCCGATAGACGCCTTGGCGGCGGCGATATTGCGCTGCTGCGCCGCAGTATTGGCTGAGCCGGTGGCTTGGCTATAGCCGTGCATCGCCCCGCCCATCGTCAGCCCGGTCGCAAGCTCCTCAGCGCCGCGCGCCAGGGGCGAATTCTCATCGCCGGTGAGATAGGCCGCGGTTTCGCCTGCGGCGATGCTAGCCCCGGCGCCGACCACGTAGTGCTTGACCCACCAAGGAATATAACCGGCCTTCGCTGACTGATCGGCAACCAGCTTGTAGGCGGCGTTCTGGGTCGAACCCGGCGGAGCGAGCCGCTGCCCTTCCTCGGTATTGAGCCAATTGGTCGCCAGCTTGGAGACGTCTTTCGACGGATCCGTCGCCGCGGTCTGCTCCCAGCCTGAGATACGGTTGAGATCGTTGCGCTGGCCGATCGCCGCGTTGGCCTTGTCCTGCAAGTCCGAGGCGAAGCCGACCGGATGGCCAGTCTGAGGGATCGCGTTGTCGAGCACGCCATCGAGATTGTCACTGATCCGGCCTGCCAGCACCTTGTCGCCAGGGCTCGTCGCGGCGTTCTCCAGCGAGCGGCCGAAACCGTCGATGCTGTCAGCCGAAGTCGAACCGCTGGCCAAGTTGATCTTACGTTGCTGGATGATCGTGCTTCGAAACCCAGGCGTGATGTCGGCCAATTGGCTCTTGGTCAGCGTCGGAGTGGCTTGGCTGTAGGCCGAGTCCACGACGTTAGGGTGATAGGTGACGCCCTTCATTTGGTTGTAGATATTTTGCGCCTGCTGATCGAAATCGCTCGCCGAAGGCGTCGAGGGCAGCGCGCCGCGGCCGGTGACTCCGCCAGTCGAGCCCAAGACCGCCCCGCCCACGCCGCCGACCGCCGCGGCTGGTGCGATCGGATCACCACGTCCGGCCGCCGCCCCGCCCGCGACTGCAGCGTTCTCGAGCCCCGAACCGAGCACGCCTGCCGTCCAGGCGCCGCCCAAAGCTTTGGGAATATAGGGCGCGAGTCGCGCTGCGGTGGTAGCGCCGGTGGCGCCAGCCACAGGAGCTCCGCCGAGGATGTTGGCGGCGATCGTCGCCGGTGTGCCGATGTCGGCGCTCGCCTGGGCGGTCTTAGCCTTCTCGGCAGCGAGATTGGTCGGGATGGCGTTGGAACGATCAGCCGTGCCAGTAAGGTCGGCCAAGACCGCCTTCTGGCTGGCCGCCAGACTGTCACCGATCCCCAGCGTATTGGCCATTACCCGGCCGAAATTCATGGCGTCGGTCCCGACCTGGGAAAGCGAGCGCGGTTGCAGGATCGTCTGTTGTGACGGCGCGGCCGGCGGCGTTTCGTCGAAGAAGTTTCCTGACGGCTTGGCGGGCGCGTCCTCGTCGAAGAAATTGGCCATCTATTGCCCCAGGATCCTTTTCGACGCGCCGGGACCGAACAGCTGATCGAACTCGGCCGCCCGCTCGGGATTGCTCCTCAGCTTTTGGATCTGTGCGGGAGAGGGCGTCGGACCAGCGTTCGGAGCTTTTTGCGGCGCCTGGATAGTCGCGCCGTTGTAGAGCGGGTTGGTGCGATCGAGCAGCGCCGGATCGACATTGCCAGCCCATTCGCTGGGGATCGGCCGCCCAGCCGCCGCAGTGGCGTTGGCGCGCCCGGTGATCGCCTGGGTCTGCAAGGTTTCCAGCCCGCTGGTGATCGCGTCGGGACTGTTGGTCGGGCTGAAGATCGGGCTTGCGGCGTCGCCAAGGAACTGCGCCTCCTTGTTCGACCGGACGTTCTTGGTGTTCCTGAAGGCTTCCGTTTTCAACTGCGCCTGCAATTGGACGAGGCGGTTTTTCGCATCGAGCACGTCTTGAGGCTGGCCGCCGAAGAAGGTCGGCAGGTTCCTGCCGATCTGCCCGGTGGTTTCCCAATCCGGATGCTGAATTGCAACAATGGCGGCATCCTTGTTTTTGTTGAGCCAATCGAGGTTGTCCTGCACCGACTTCCAAGAGGCGTCGACCGGGGTAAACGAATTGGCGGCGTCGGCCTTCTCGGTCGCGTAATCGGCGGCCTGCTTGCCTGACGCCATGCCCTGGTTGCGCCAATCGGTGTAAGTGCCGTGGAACTGCCCCGACTGCACCGCGGACTGATACTGGCGCTGGTCGAGATCGGTGCCGCCGACTGCGCCTGCCATCAGGTTGGCCTTGAAACCGGCAATGTCTTCCGGCTTGGCGTTCGGGTTGGCCGCGGCCCAGGCATTGGTGGCGGCGTCGACGTTCTTCTGCTGCTCGGTCGGGTTCATGCTGGCGATGTGAGCCGTCATCACGTCGCCCAGCTTGCCCATGTTGAAGAGCTCGGTGCCGAGCCCTGGCTTGGCGCCGGGGAATAGCGACGTGAAGGCGCCCTCCGCCCCCGCCGCAGCCGCTTGCTGCTGACGCATCATGGTCTGCTGCTGCTGCAGCCTGAGCATGTTGCCGAGTTGCGCCCCGGCATCCTGCTGCTGCGGCATGTTGCCCATCAGGGCCGAAGCCATCTGCGGCGTCGAGAAGGCGGCGGCCATGGTGGTCAAGCCGCGGTCGATCTCGTTGGCCGAGCGATTGCGCGCGTCGAGCTGCATGTAGAGCTGAGCGAGGTCAGGCGGGCTCTGGGGAGCCGCTGACGGGTTTTGTGGCGCACCCCCCTGGGCGGGTGCGACTTGGCCGCCCTGCCCCTGTCCCTGTGGCAGGGGCTGGCCAGGGTTTGGGGTTGGATTGGGCGCGCCGCCCAAGGTGCCGGGTGGCAGCACCGGGCCGCGGATCAGGTTGAGGAGCTCCTCGCCGATCATGCCGCCGCTCCCGCCTGCAGTTTGTTCAGGGTGTTGAAGAACCCGGTGTTGCCATAGCCGCCCGGGATCTGACTTCCACCGCTCGGGTGAGCGGCCAGGAAGGATTGCAGGACCGAAGGCTGTCCGGACCCGACCGGCCCGGTGGTCGAGGTGCCGGGCAGGAGCTGGGCGCTCGGCATCGCCGGGGTGCCGGGATTGGCTAAGGCCTGCAGATAGGCCTGCCGCGTGTCGGGCGGCGTCGGCGGGGTGGGCGCTGCGGCTTGCCGCCCCCCACTCGCCATGGTGGGCATGGCATAGCTCGCCGGAATATAGGTCGGCGAACTCGAGCCGTAGTTCTCGCCGCTCGGCAGCATGCCGCCGGGGCTCGACTGCGCCGGGGCGCCGGTCATATTAGCCGCCTGCCAAGCATTCGGGATCAATTGACCTGATGCCGTCTGGTTGCCGCTGCCCTGCGGATTGAAGGCCCGACCCGGCCCAAATGGGTTCGAATTCAGCGTCGCGCCCGGCGGTTGCGCTTGCTGCGCGTTGAACGCCGCGAGCTGCTGTTGGTACTGCGCCTGAGCGGCCGCGGTGTTGGTGAGAAAGCTCTGGATCGGCTGGCCGGTCGCCGCGTTGGTCGGATTGCCCTGATACCCAGCCATCGGCACCTGACCGGTGTATTCGAGATAGGGGTTGGGACCGACTAGGCCTTGATAGCCCTGCAGGTTCATGAGGTCGGCAAGAGGATCGTCGCCACTAGCCATAGAGATCACCTGTGGAATTGAGCGTAGTGCCCGGCGTCGGGGCCGGATTGGCCATCGGGATCAGCCCGCCGCCAAGCCCGTAGGCCAGATGACCGCCGACCTGTGGGCGCAGCTGCTGCGACGCCGCCAGCCCCTGTTGCTGCGCCGCCAGCATTTGTTGCGCCTGGGCGGCGATTTGTTGCTGGCGCATGTTGCCCATGCCGGCCGCCATCTGGCCCTGAAGATCCGGTGCGGGCGCAGGGGGCGCCCCGCCGCCCGAACCGCCCGAGCTCGGACCCTGTTGGAAGGTCTTCTGCAGATCCTGCAGCGGACTTGCGCCCTTGCCGTCATCGCCCGTCCCTTGGGTCAACGCGGCGATCACGCCGCCAACCCCGGTCGGCTTGGCTCCGGTCGTGTTGATCGTGGTGCCGGGTGTGGCCGCTCCTGCAACCGGCGCCGCTGTGCCGGTCTTGAGGTAGTTCGCCGCATAAGAGTCGCCCTTCCAAGGGGCGGCGCCGCCAGCCTTCAGCTGATCGAGCGCAAACCTGTCGGCCGCCTGCCATTGGTTGGGGTCTTGTGGATTGATCCCAGCCTTGAGCGCCTGGGCGCCCATCGCGCCTGGATGAGTGTTGAGCTGAAAGTCGCCGAACGAGAACGGCTGGCCGTTCTGGACGTCGATCCTCGAAGCGGCGTTCGGGTTGTTGGCGCTCCAGGCATGCAAGCCCTCAGCATTGGCGATGCCGAGCGCAAGGTTCGGATCGACGCCAATTTGCTTGGCGTAATTGGTGATGAACTGCGAATGGTCGGCGGCCAGCGGCGAAGTGGTGTTGATGCCGGTTCCCGGCGCGGCGGTCGTGTTGGCCGCGACGTTGGCGGTCGCTGCAGGCGTTTGATCGCCGGCTTGCGAGAACGTCTTGGTATTGGTGAACGCCGCAATCCCGCCAGGAGCGACGTGCAGGTAAAGCGGACCCTTGTCGGCCTGGGCGAGGATCTGCGACCGGACGGTTGGCCACTCCTGCGGGTCAACCTTGAAACATCCCTCAGTATAGAGCTGATCGAGCGAGGGCGCCGAGCCCGAATGGATCATGATGCCGATCCGGTTCCGGCCCAATTGCGGATCGGGGATGACATTGTTGGCGATCGGGATTGCGCCGGCCTGATGCGCCCACGCTCCGGTCGGGGCGTTTGGAGTTACCGGATAGTCACCATAGGGGATCGACCAATATTTCCCCGGCATGCCCGAGCCCCAGTGGAACTGGGTCGAGCCAATCGTCCCAACGCCATGCTGGTATTCAGGGCGCGGATCGTCAGCCACCGAGCGCCCCTAAGATCGGCGCCCCCGGTGCGCGAAGCTTACCCCCGGCCAGGATCCCCCGTGACGGCGGCCGGCCGAGCGGCGACAGCGCGCCGCCGGGCTGAGGCTTCTGCTTGAGGATATCGATCGCCTTCTGCGCGCCCGACGAACTCGGCGGCGTCATCAAGGCGCCCAGGACGCCAGGGTGGACCGCCATCTTGCCGCCTGAGCCAGGGATCTCCTTGACCGCAGCTGGCCCGAAGTGCTTGGCCACATCCTCGGCCATCGGACCAATCACCTTCGGATAGGTCTTCGGATCGCCCTTGTAGCGATAGGCATGCAGGGCGATCCCGGTCGGCTTGTGAACGCCGACCTTCGTGATGTCGGTCTTCAGCCGTCGATCGGAGCCACCGCCTGCCGCCCCAGCCGCGCCGCCCAACATGCTGCTCAACGGATTGAAGATGCCACCAAGCGTCTGCAGACCGCCGAGCGCTGCCGCCATCGGGTTCGATTGGGTGGTGGTCGAAGTGCTCGCCGACGAGCCCGACGTCCCGGTGTCGTACGGCGTCATGCCGAGCGAGCTCTCCATCATGCCGAGCTGTTGCTGTGGATATTGCCAAGCCTGTTGGAACTGAGCGATCTGGGCGTTGATTTCATTTTGTTGCTGCTGCTGCTCGAAGCCGCCCGCCGAGGTCAGCATCCCGTAATTGGCAATATTGTTCTGCATTTGCTGGCCGCCGAGCGTGCCCAGACCGGCCGCCGCGGTGTTGGCGAGCTGCTCCTGGCTTAAGCCGGCCGCTTGGTTCCCGGCCGCAGCAGTGTTCTGCGCCCCGGCGTTGAATTGGCCCATCTGATTGGCGGCCGCCATATTGGCGAGGCCGACTTGATTTTGCTGACCCGCGTTGAACTGCGCCTGAGCGTTGGTCTGACCCGCGTTGAACTGGCCCATGTTGTTGGCGGCCGCCATATCGGCCAAGTTGACCTGATTGCCCTGACCGGCGTTGAACTGCGCCTGCTGATTGGCTTGGCCGACGTCGAACTCACCCGCTTGCTGAGCCTGAGCGAAGTTGGCCGCGTTGAGCTGCCCCGCCATCTGGGCCATGCCCATCGCGCCCTGCGCTTGCGTCACGCCTTGCTGGACCGCCTGCCGCGAGCCGCCAAAGGCATTGGCGCTGTTCGCCGCGTTCTGTTGCTGGTTCTGACTGAGCCCCAGGTTTTGCTGCATGATCGGCAGCGTGGCGTTGATCACGCTCTGCGTGTACGGGTTCATGTACGGAGATAAATTGGTGTTAGCGAGCTGCGAGGTGCTGGCCTGCTGCGCGCTTACCGGGTTGGCCAAAGCCGATTGCGCCGCGTTTCCCGCAGTCGCCGCGTTGACCGGGCTGGCCAATTGCGCCTGAGCCGCGGTGACTTGAGCGGGCGTCTGGCCAAGCGTGTTGAGATAGCCCGCCTGCGCGGCGTTCTGCGCGTCCTGGCCGACGTTGCCGCTATTCGCCGCGAGGTTGTAGGCTTGCTGGCTCTGCGGCGACGTACTCGCCACCTGCTGCCCCTGGAACTGCTGCAGGGGCTGCGAGGCGACTTGCTGGGCCAGCCCGTAATTCTGCTGCCCGGCGTTCTGCACCCATTGAGGAATTTCGTTAGTGCTCTCGCTCGATCCTTGCTGAACAGTGGTGCTGGATCCGCCCATCACATTTCTCGCTGATACAAGAAACTTTTCGTCCTGATCTTCCAACCATCGGTCAATGGATGACCGAACCACCCGCGGCGACCGTAAGCCTGGATCAACCCGATGTCATGATCGTTGGCGTACTGTAAAATGCGGTCATGCAAGATCCGGCACTGGTCGATATCGCCAAGCGCAATCAAGATCTCGAGCAGCCGCGCACGCGGAAAATCGGCGACCTGAGTGATCGCCCAGCTGTCACCTTCGGCGAAACTCTGCATCCGGCCTTCGGCGATCGCCGACAGGATGTCGTTGACGTTGTACAACCCGCCCATCCGGTCGAGCAGACGCCCGAGCTTGGCGTAATAAGGATGCATCACGGCTGGCCGCCTCCAAGCGGCACCTGGGTCACCGCGATCTGCCCGGTCTGGCTTACCTGAACGAGCCACACATTCGGCGTCACCCCGGCGGGCGCATTGGCGGCCTGCAAGAGGATCCCCGGCAACGCCGAATTGGCGCTGAGCTTGGCGGCGAAGCCGCGTCGGCACCAGAGCGCGAAAGTGTTGAGGTAGTTGGTCAGCGTCGTCGACACGTCCGGCATGTTCGGCAGAGGCGGCGGCGGCTGCAGGCCCATCGGCGACTGAGCGGGAACGGCCATTATCGATCTCCTCGCGGCACGGCGTCGACCAGATGATTGCCAAGCGTGATCAACGGCACGCTCGGCCCGCTCATCTGGATCAAGAGGCGAATATCTCGCCCGGTGGTGCGAAAGTCGACAAAGCCGTCCTGGCGCACCGAGCGAAGCGGCGATTGCTGCTCGGCGGTCCCGAGAGAGCGCGAGTTGCGGTAGTAGAGCGAGTACTGCAGGCTTCCGATCGCATTGGCGATCTGCGTCGGGTCGGTGATCTCCATCGTGCCGATGTCGGGGATCATTTGCTTGACGGTGATCAGCCGTTGATCGGGCGTGATGTTGAGATCGAAAGTTTCGGCCCACGGCAAGTCGGCGTTGACGTAATAATTGCCGAGCTCATGCTGGAAGGCGATCGTCCCGTCCGCCATGATGGTCTGCACGGTGTAGGCCGAAGTCACCCCGGCCGAACGCGACATTCGCGCTTGCGACCACCATCCCTCCTTGTAGCTGTAGATTGCCGCTCTGGTGTTGTAAGGCTGGCCGAGCTGCGGGTAGAACCACCAGAATTCGTTATAGTCGGCGACATGCACCGCGCACGATTGTTCGCGGACATTGATCGGATCGATATCGTCGTTGATCCAACCTCTGACGTTGCACTGCACCGGCAAAATTGAGGTGCCGTCGTAGGTGAAGACGCCCTGGTCGGAAAACCAGACGCACATCGACGAGGTGTTGACGATCGATTGCGGCGACCAGGGCGTGCAATTGTCGGCGAGCTCGGTCGAATTGTAGACGTAGGGGATGCCGAGGAACTGACTGATGTAGGCCTTGCGGCCGGTCCAGAACAGCGTGCCGGTGCGGGTGTTGAGCGCGGCCACGATCGGCGACGCAGGCTCGATGTCGAGAAAACCAGCCTGGGAAGTGACGTTGGAATAATCCCAGGCCTGATAGTTCTCCTGATCGCACCACGCGAAACGGCGTGGGCCTCCGCCGTTGGTCGCATCGTAAGCGCCGAACATCATCACAAACCGCTCAGGCGTAACCTGGAAACAGCGGCCGGTCGGAACGATGCCACGACCGGTGTCCGCCACCACCTCGGTCGCCAGATTGGCCGGGCCGGGCAAGCCTGCGGCGGGATCCCATTGCAGCAAGCGCCCATCGGCCGAAGTCATCGCCAGAAGGATCGCGCCAAAGTTCTGTAGCGTGAAAGCGTCGGGCACTGCGTCGAGCAGGACCGAGTTCGAAACCGGCGGTTGCTGCTGCCCGTAATTGCCCAGACCGTAATAGCCGCTGCCGTAGCCGCCGGTCGGGAGCGAGGGCGGTGTGATCCCGCCAGTCGGGGTGATGTCGGCCAGCTCGCCCTGCTTGTCGACATAGAGATGAGCCTCGCACAAATAGGCGATGTAAAAAATGTTATCGAGTCCATACCAGCCGTGGACCGCCTTGCAGCGCGAGGCGAAGCTGTAGGCGTACTGCTGCTGACCACCGATCGGCTGCAGCTGGCCCTCAACCCAGCGCATGCAATTGACTTCGGCCCAATTGCTCGAGGCCATGTTTTTGGTCGGCGTGGTGACCACGCCCGGCGGGAGGGCGAGCGGAACAAAGCCCGGCTTGAAGATCCGGAAATCGCGCGGGGTGCTCATCTTCGCGCTTTCAGCTCATCGAGCTCGGCCGCGAGCTCTTTGACCGCGTTGACCAAAGCGAAGATCAGATTGGAGGTGTCGACGGTGCGCAGATCCCTGACCCGCCGCCCATCGATGGTTCCTTCGCGCTGCGCGACCATCTCGGGCATGACCTCCTCGGCCTCCTGAGCGACCAGCCCGACAAAGCTGCCCCGCAGGCGATCTCCGTCATTGCCCTTGTAGGTGTAGTGAACCGGGCGCAGCGCCAGCACTGCGGCGAGGCCGGTCTGATAATCGGCGTCGACCGTCTTGACGCGCGCGTCAGAGGCTGGCGCTGTCCATGTGCCGCCTCCAGCCTTGTAAGCCGTGCCGGATCCTTGAAAAGTAAAGTTGTTGCTGGCGTCGAGGATTAAAGATCCGGCCCTATTGTTGATGGTGAATGTACCTGCCTGCCCAGCGTTGGGGCCAGACCATGAAATGGTCGTCGCATTGTTGCCAGCGGAGTCTTGAAGAGCGATAATCGTGTCATTCTGAGAAGATTGAACAGCAAACTGGCCATCGATAACAGCGTAAGGCACCGGAGAGCCTGGAGCCCCAAGCGTTATGGATGAAACTTGAGTGCCAAGAGTTATTGTACCGCCAAAACCATGGCCGCCAGACGTATAGGTCGGCACGACCGTGATTTGCCCTATATTCTCTTGTTGCCCTGTGCCGGAAACACCAGCGAAATTGATTGCAGTGTATTCTGTGCCAGGAGTCGGATTGGATATTGCAAGCCATTGAGAACTCAGCCCAGCGACGGTCATCGAACAATTGACCGTCATCGCTGGCCCCGACTGAGGGCTCAATGAGCCAGGTGGGTGGATCGTCGTATTCCGGACAACGGTCATGAGTGGCGACCCCGGCAAGGCGACGCCGGTGTTGTCGTAGGCGAGCAGGTTTAGGTTCGAACCGACCGAGGTCGCCGCCGATCCGCTTTCGGTCGTCGTGTCCATCGCCCATTGCCAGCGCAGCTGCTGCGATGGCGGCCCAACCGACCCCTGGTAGCTGAGAAAGCTGAACGTCGCGTTGAGCGGCGTCGCGGCGCTCGCCACCGTCACGTTGCTGACGCCAACCTGCCCGCCGATCCCCTCCACGATCTGGGCGTTGGTGAACACCTGACTGTCGATCGCCTGCAGATCGGCATTGAGCTTCTGCCCCCAGGTGTCCGGCGACCCCTGATCCTGCGGCATCACCCACTGGTAATTCGTCGTGAGAGTGTCAGCCAATGGGTTGCTCCGGTTCTGCCGCCACGTACCAAGGCGGGGCCATGGCTTCGATCGTCTGCAGCGCGATAGCCTGCGGCGTCCCGGCCGGAAGCCAGACATCGACGCCATCGAGCGAGTAGATGTCCTCGGCCCCGACGCCTTGCGTCACGACCCCCGTCTGAATGGTGATCTCCCGGCCATACATGTCGGTGATCGTGCTCATAAGTTCACCGAACCGACGCCGCCGACGCCGCCTGTCACGCTGCTTATACCGGTTGGCCCACTACCCACCGCGCCGCCCGACGCCGTAATCGTGTCGGTAGCGATGTTGCAGAACACTGCGTAGCCCGCTTGTCCGCCCTGCCCACCCTGCCCTTGTTGCCCAGCAGTCCCGGCCCCGGCGTTACCGCCATTGCCGCCTGACAGATTGATCGCATTGATCGCGGTCGAACCAGTCAGGAAGCGATAGACGAGATAGGCAAAACCGCCGCCCCCGCCCCCGCCTCCGCCACCCGAACCAGCGCCACCTGTGAGCGGACCGCCATTGCCACCGTTCATGCCCGATAAATTGATCACCCCCGCCGCTGTTCCAGCGCCACGAAGGATGGTGCGCGCCCACAAGAAAATAGCACCGGCTGGACCACCACCACCACCACCACCGCCGCCATTGACGGCATTAGTGGCCCCACTCCCGCCACCGCCTGAACCGCCGCCACCACCAGCAAAATAGATGGGAGCGGTTGTTGTGGTGAGAGGCATAACAGGAAGAGTGAGCAAGAGTCGCAAACGGGCGATAGCGGAAGCGGCAGTAGAAGACCCCGGACCCGGAGTTCCAGTGCCAGTACCAATGCCACCCGGACCTCCAGACCCCCCTATGCCGCCGAGAGCCCCCGGCGCTAAGACACTGTTTGGACCACCGCCGGTCGCACTGCCATTGGCGGCGGTAGCCCCTCCACCTCCAACATTACCGTTAAGGGTCTGAAAAAACGTCCCCGCTCTACCAAAACCGGAGGTTCCGCCTGTTGGACTGGCACCATTGCCGCCAGCGGTTGATGGTATGTTAGGAGCAATCGCGCCCACGCCCGCCGCCGAAAGATCAAGCACGCCAGAAACAAACACCCGCCAACCATTTGTTTGCAGGATGCCCGCGCCGCTGATCGCCAAATTGGAATAGTACATGTCACGGGTCAGCACGACCGTGGTGGTAATGCTGACCGCGCCGTCCGACCCATCGCCGAAATAGGCAATGTCGACTGTGTCGCCGCCGCTCGCCGCCGACGCTGGGTGAACGTGATCGGCGCGCGCGTAAGCCGTCGAGACGCCGATCGCCGCCGTCCCATCGATGATCGGCAGCACCGTCGAAGCGGGCGGCAGGCTCGAAGTCAGCGCATAAGGCGCAAGCGCGGTGGTGACGTTCGCCGCCGTCTGATAGCCGCTCGGATTGCTGGTCGGATAGTAATTGGCGAGCGTCGCCGTCCAATCGGTGATGTCAGTATGGGCGAGATGCGCCCAAGCGGCGCTCTTCCTGGCGTAAGCCGTGCCATCGTTGGGCGCGTCAGCGATGCCACCACCGCCGATCGGAACCCCAGCAACGGTGGGAGTCGCCGAAAAATTGACAACACCAGTCGCGCGGGCAATCGAAATCGGCGTGGAAATCACCGAACTATCGTCGCCAAATGCGACTATGCCAAAATTAGAGCCAATATTACCCCCAGTTTCGGCGGTCGCATCAACCAAATCAATCCGCCAGCGGGTGTCCGGCGTTGCGCCAACAACACCTGTAATAGTAGACGAATAACCACCACTGGACGCCTTTCCCATTGTAATATCAGAAAGGCCGTTTACAGAATTAAGCTGCAAAAGAGCATTAAAACCTGTTGTAAGCGAAATGGTATTCGTGGTTGAACCAGAATTTAAATTCAGACTGGCACTGCCGGTGGGTGGAGAAATATTCAGCGTGCCCGCTATTGTGCCGCCGCTCGCCCAGGCTGCATTCGAGCGCAGATAAGCATTGCCATCGGTCGGCGCGTCTCCGATCCCGCCGCCCGCTCCCGGCGGGGTTTGCCAGGAGAGCACACCTGCACCATTAGTCTCTAGAAACTGCCCGGCCGAGCCGCCGTAGATCGCGAGGTTGTTCGGACTGGCGAGAGCCAGGAGCCCGTTAACCGAAAGGCCGCCATTGATGGTGACGCCCGACCCGTTGAACACCGTCGAGCCATCCGCGCGCGCGATGGTCAGCCAATTGCCGAGGAATGCGCCGGTCGTGCTGTAAGCGGCTAGAGTAAAGTTCGAACCGACGTTGTTCAATCCCTCCGTAGTGCCGTCGCCGAGCGTCAATCCCCAGCGCGCAATGTTCGACGTCATGCCGAGGATCGAACGCTGATTGCCGACCGGGGCGTTCAGCACCAAGCTGTTCGACCCCTGCACGGTCAGAACCTGATTGACCGTCAGATTGCCGGTAATCGTGCCGCCGGTGATCGCCAGCGCCGGGTTCCAAGCCGCATTCGAGCGCCCATAGGTGTTGCCGTCGCTCGGCGCATCGGTCTGGACAGGCACCGGAGCCCAAGTGCCGTTGAAGCGGCCAAAGATCTGGCCGCTTGGGGCCTCCTGAACATAGGCAGGAAGCGAATACCACGTCCCCATAAACCGAGCGTAGATCCCCTGATCCATCGGCGCTTCGCCGGGAGGAATAGCGTCGGCGTATTGTTTAGTAACCACTCCTAACGGTTGGGTTGGATCCTGGGCAACCGTCATGCTGCCGTCGACGCCCGACCCCTGCATCGATGTGCCGACGAAATTGCCAGCGCCATCGAGCTGGTTGATCTGGAAATTGCCCGAGCCGTCGTTGAGCGAAACCTGCCAGTAAATCGAGCTGATAGTCGCTGGCACGCCATTGATGACGATCCCGCTGACGATCGAGGGCTGATTGGCGCTGACCAAGCAACCAGCGACATCGTTCCAGCTGTTCGCCGGTGGGAACGGGTTAGAAGGCGGCGACGGCGGCGTGGTGGGAGCCGGGGGAACCCATTGGTCGTTCATCCGAACGATCTCACTCTGGTGCGCTTGAGCCGCGAACCGCTTGCCTTAGCAGTCATCCAAGCGTTGTTGAGTTGCTGGATCATCTTGTCGACTTCCTGGCCCAGCATCATTGCTGTCTGCTCCTCGCCGACCGCGTGCAGATCCGCGTTGGCAAGCGCAGCGAACAGATAAAGCCGCGGAAATTTGGTGTAGACCCAGGAGCTCCCAGTGTTCGCCATCACCGGGACTTCCTGGTAGTAATTCATCTGGAACAGCGTGCCCTCAATCGCGTTGGGCGCGCCGCCGAAATAGAGGGTCGTCCCCTCGATCGTGTAGTTCATCCACGTCGAATTGTAGTTCTGGACATAGGTGCCGGAATAGGGCTGGGCAGGCAGGCGGAAGAACTCGTCACGCGCCTTGTAGGTCAGCGGCACCCAGCCGGTCGGTGTCGACTGGCTGGCCATCAAAAGGAGATCCATCTCCAGCCAATCGTCAGGCAGCGGCGCGCAGCCGCAGGTGACGGTGTTCTGCGCGGTGGCGATCATCCGGCTGACCCGAAGGTCGGAATTCATTTTCTGCTCAGCCATAGAGACGAACGACGCGACAAGAGCCGGACTCCAATCTTGCCGGTTCGCCCAATCGGCGATCTGCGCGCACAGCGTCTGATAGTCAGTCGTGCCGTTGCTCATCCCAGGCGTCCCGTCAGCAGGAGCACGACGACCACGATCAGGAGCACGGTGACCAGCCCGACGCCGCTATTGCCGAACCCGTAGCCGTACTGCCAGGGCGCTCCGAACCGCGGCCCGCCCAGACCCCCGAACAGCACCAGGAGCAGGATGACGATCAGGACGACGCCAAGCGGGCTCATTCAGGCGGCCCCTTCCAGTTTCGGCCGAGCCAATAGGTCACCACCGCGCCAAACGCGGCGACCAGACCGCCGATCGCGCCCGAGGTGATCTCGTCGGTCGGAATGGTGAAAAACGCGCAATAGGTGACCAGCGAAAGGAACGACAAAATCACCAATAACGAGATCGTCAGCGTGCCCCCGGTGCGGTCGAACTTGTTGGCGACCCAAAGGATGAACATCGTCAAAACGGCCGCAATGACGAGGCCGACCGACGCCGGGTAGTCGAGCAGTTTCGGACTCGGCGGCGGGATGACGAGCTCGGCGAAGACCATCCATCAGCTCGGCTCCGGCATAGCAGGCCCGGCGGGCAGGCCGGGGAGCTCAGCCTCCACCATCGGAGCGGCGGCCGGGATTTGTTTGAGAGCCTTCTTATAGAGCCAGTAGTAATTGGCGATGGTCTGCGCCTTGTCGGTGCCGTTGACGATCCGGCGCGCGTTGATCGGATCCTCGATCCCCTTCGATTTCGACAGATACTTCGGCAACCCGACACCGGTGAACCAGCCGTAGACCATGCCGTCGTAGCTAATCAGCGCCGAGGTCTGCGGGTGCAGCATCAGGTGCGGCTCGGGATAGATGTTGGCATGAACGCCATAGCGATCCTTGAGGAATTGCTGCCCGTTCTTGTAGTTCGTGTCCCAAGTCAGCTGGACGTGGCCGCGCCCGTAATAGGCCACGTTGTGCGGCGCGACCGGCTTGCCGTAAGACTTGCCTGAGCCCTTGCCGTATTCCTCGATCGGCTGCATCGTCTCCGCGGTTTCGTGGAAGAAGGTCGCCAGGGCGTAGGCCAACCACATCGTCCCGTCGTTGGGATTGGCCACCTCGAAGTGCTTTTCCCACACCTCGAGCAGATAATTCATCCCATCAACCTGCGATTGGGTCAGATTGCCGCGGAACAAATCCCTGCGCACCGAGTCAAAGAAGAACTTTCGGTCGTACGGCATCAAATCATCCCCATCGGCTGAACCCGGTTGGCGGGGCGTACTTCTGGCTGGCGGCAGTCGGCTGAAGGGTCCAGACGCCTTGACCCGTTCCGTAAAATCCCAAAGCAGGAAAAAGTGTAGCGCCAAGAGCAGGCGCTGCACTCATAGTCATGGTCGGATTTACTCCAACACCAACGGTTGGATCACCTTCGCCATACCAAACATTGTTTAAAGCCATCCAGACTGCGCCAGCACCAAAATCCACCGCAAACGCAAATACATCATTGGCATTTGGCGTCGCTGTAGGAGTGAAGTGAGCGGTAAAACCAGTCGTCTGATAGGTTGCTCCAGCCAATTGGAAACCAAAAGAAATTCCATTCGATCCTGGATATTGATTGGCCGCATTAAAGGTTGCATCGGCCATTCCAAACATCATATTCCCGTTTACCGCCGCTACATTGGTCAAAAATTCAACATAATACCTGCCAGAACTATGACTTGTACTTCCTCGTATGGTTTGGTTGCCAACAAAACCAGACGGCGTCACCGTCAGCCCGCCATTGGTGAGCGTCATGCCATTGGCAGCGGCATCCGAAGTAGACCACACCGAACTCACAACCGGCGTCGGGATCACCGATGGCCCGCCCTTACCGGACGGGCGCGGGCGCGGCAGCGGGCCTTCCCGGTTCGGGGTGAAAACCTCCCGAAACGCCAGACCGCCGCGTTCCTCCTCAAACAGGCGGGGCCCTTTCAGGTACTCATCCGCCATCAAATGCGCCCTCCCCAGATCCGCCAGGGGTTGGCCTCGATGGTGTTCCACCAGCGATCGAAGGCGTCCCGATCGTCATAGATCCCCCGCCGGATCAGATCCTCGACCACGATCATCGGCAGGCGCCCGAGCAGCTTGTTCACCCCATTGTTGGGCATGATCTCGCGATCCCGGGCGATCGAGTCGAGAACGGGCTCGACATCCATCGCTGTATGGATGACGAACCCGTCCGGACGCTCGCTGTCGAACAACGTCCTGCGCGCGACGCCGTCGCGCGCGACATAACGACGACGCGCCTCGCCCATGTTACGGCGTCGCTTGAGCAATGCCGTTGAACAGGATGTGCGCGAGCGCATTGCGCGTCTCGACACCCCACTCGACCACGATCATCCGCGTCTCAGCGTCGCCGGTGCGCGCCATCAGATACTGGCGGAACGCCCGGAAAAAGCCGACCGCGAGATAGTCGGGGTCGATCAGAAGCCCGACATCAGGCGCAACCCAGCGAGAAGGTATGCACTTCACCCGGCCGAAGTCGGTGGCGATCACGTCGACCGTCGACACCACCTCGGTCTTGCCAACGAGCACCTGGGTGGTCGAACGGCCAACGAACGTGCTGACGGTGCGCTTGGGGCCGGGGGGCACCACCCACAGGCTGGGACTCGCGCCGTTGACGTACGCCTGCTGCATCGCGTTACCGAGGAACTCCTCCTGCAGCTGCACCGGCGTCGCCGGGGCGTTGAAGGCGGCATACTGGGTGGCCGGCAAGCCGGTCAGGCTGGTATCGGGGGCAACCGCCCCGCCGACCGCGCCAAGCTTGCTGACCGCGGCGCCCAGCGCGTGCGCGAAGCCTTCAGTAACCCGCGCCGTGGTGCCGTCGACACCATCGTTGCGCGCCTGTCGCGAACACAACGCCGTCTCCATATCGGATTTGAGCACCTTGGCCGCCATGGCCATCTGGTGGGCCATTTCCGACGACTTGCCGGCGGCGTCCGACTCCTCCTGCGAGCCTGACACGGTGGCGTCGCGTTCGGAGATCTGGGTCGCGTTCTGCAGCCGGATGGTCGGTTGAGCCGGACTATTGGCGAGCACAAAACCTTCGACTTGCGCGTTCGGATTGGACGCGCCGGTAATCGAAGGCGGCGCGACGAGAGGCAGGAACTCAGTCTGCCAGTCGAAGAACCGATTTTTGACGTTGCGACGTCTAGCCGCCGACATGACCGGCGTGTCGAAAGGATCGATGTTGTAGATGGCGTTAGACAAATCTTCTCTGTTGCCCACGGCCATATAGGTCGTGAAGGCATTGGTGACTTTGGCCAAGGGAGATCTCCCGGGTTAGAGCAATCGTCGAAACACTTGTGCGGTGTCGTCGAGCGACCCGCTGCTCGCCTGTCGGCGAAGCGCTTCGTCGAGCCCTGACCGGCGTCCATTCCCACTAAAGGGCGTAGCGGCGCCAGGAGTAAGCGTTCGACCCTTGCCGGCGATAACAGCCCGTGGTTTGGCCGCCATCATCCTGTCGTACTTACTGGCCTTCAACAACACCGTGAGCATTCGCGGGTCGTAGACTGTGGCCACTTCGTATTCGCTGAAGCCGGCCGCCGATGCAGTACGGCGCATCGATTGAAGGTTTTTCTTCAGCGTCGCCTCGTCAGGGATTTTATTGTCCATGACGAAGCGTTCAAACCCCTTTACCGCGTAATCAGCGACCTGTCGATCGGCCTCGGCCGCCTGGGCTTGCTCACGCTGGGCGCGCATCGCGCGCGACTGATTGAGCTTGCCGTAGATCGTCTCGAAAACCTTGCGCGTGGCGTAGGCCTGATGCGGGTTGGCGGCGAACTCCTGATCCCAATTGGGCTCAGCCGGGACGAGATTGGCGAGATCCTCCTCGTAATTTCGCCGATCCTGATGCCACTGAGCGTAATTGGCCCTCAGCTGACCGACCGCGCCCTCGAGCTCCCGCTGACCTTGCTGCAACGCCCCCATCCGCTTGTGGAACGTCGCCTCGCGCACATAGCCGCGCAAGGCTTCGTCGAGCGTGATGTGAAACGTCTCGCCGTCCGCAGTTACTTCGAACTTTTCGGCCTGGGGGTCGCGCTCGGACAGCCCATCGGCGTCTCCCCGCTCGCTCTCGGCCGGGTCGTGCTGGTCTGACCGTAGAAGGTCTTGCCCTTCGGCCGCGATGTCCCAAATGTTTTCCGGCTCATCCTCGGCTCCGCTGTGTCCGTCGTCGGCGGCGGCATCACCGCGCTCCTCACCATTGGCGCGACGTCGTTGGCCACGCGACCCGCTCTCTTCGGCGGGCGCGCGGCGAGATCGTGGCTCATCCCCGCCGTCTTGCCCCTCGTCAAACCGACCATCTGCGATCTCCCTTTCCCGCGCGCGAAGCCTCAGATTGTCGCCGCCGTCGCGCGTGTCGCCGGTCAGCGGATCTCCCTCGATCGGCCTGAGCGCGAACATCGCCTCGGGCGCGTTCTCTGGAATAAACTGGCCGCGGTGATCGCGCGGCTTAACCTGGGGAGCGATCTCATTCGAGAACGCGAGCGCGGCCTCATCATAGCCCTCGGGCATGCAGCTGTCCTTTCTGCGCCATTGTCTGGCTGGCGATCAGGCTATCGAGCATGCGCGGAATGGCCTCCAACACGATCAACTGAGCGCGTAGCCTCCTCGTCTGCTCCTCGTCGGTCTTGGGATCGAGAAGCTCGCCATACCATTGTTTTTGAAGGATTTGGATCGCGACCATGAAAGCCCGGTTGTCCTTCAGGCTTTGAGCCTCCCTGGCGAGCTCCTTGACGACCTGAGCGTCGGCGCGCGGAATGTCGTTCATGGCGCCGGGCTCGGCTTCATCTTGGCCAGTTGTTGCTGGTTGGCGAGCGTCGCTGCGGTCTTCAGCCGGTCGTGGCCGCGATCGAGCTGGTTCTCCTGGCTCTCATGATCGCGATCGGCGTCGCCCGACAGCGCACCGGCAATCGTCTTGATGTGCTGGACCCCATGCCCGGTCATCGCCGCATGGTGATTGGCGGCCATCTGGGTCATCGCCTGCACATGGCCGGAATTGATCTGCGCCATCTTCTGCATATGCGCCGAAGCGATCTGGGCGGCCTTGAGCTGGGCTTGGCTCATCGCCTGCTGATGCTGCCTCGCGCTGTCGTCGGATGCCTGTTGCTGGTCGGCCATGTCGAGTTGGTTCTGGGTGTCGGCCTGATCGGAGTCGGATTGCGACTTCATCAGCTGCGCACCGAGCGCGCCGAGCTTGGTCGCATGATCGACGTGCGCCGCATTAGCGTCGAGTTGAAGCTTCTGGAACTCAAATTCGGTCTTGGCCTGCAAGGCCAGATGCTTGAGCACATTTTCCGACTGCAGCTTCTTGGTGTCGAGGTTCTGCTGCGCGACCGCCTTGGCGGTGTCGGAGCGAACCTTCTCCATTTGCGCTTGCGCGGCGATCAAGTTCGGGTCGGGCGGCTTCGGCGCGCTGTTGATCGCCTGCATCTGCGCCGGTGTCGGGGTCTTGAAGTAGCGCCCGACGTTTTTGACATTGGCGATCGCCAGGATGTCGGTGATGGTGTTGAGGAGCTCCGGAATGCCGCACACCGGATTGGAAAGGCCGTAAGTTTGGACGATCAGCTGCTGATCTTGCTTGACCTGGTTCAACGCCAGCATGCGCGTCAAATCCGAGCCCTTACCGAGATTGGCGTTGACCTCGACCGCCATCGAAGCATCGAACGTCCCGGTATCATACGGGATGTACTTACCACGGATCTTCAGGGTGCGTTGCTGATTGGGGTTCTCACAGATCTCATTGTACAGGCCGGTAAACAGGTCTTTGAAACCAGTCTCACAAAGGACGCGAGCAACCAGTTCAGTGCGCTCTTGCGCACCGTTGATCACAGCCTCTACGCCGATCATCGTCGAGGATTGGAGAGCCTTTGGATCGAGCCCCTTCGCAGCATCACTGAGACCCGTACGGCGCTGCAGCGTCTCATTCAGCATCTGCAGGACTGGCAGCGCCTGCTGGCCGAGGAACGGCGTGTTGGTGAACAACACTGACTCGGCCGGATTGCCGCGCGTGCGGATCACCGCGCCGAGATCATCATTGAGCGCATCGTCGACCGTGACCATCAGCTCGTTGATGACCGTCTTCGGATTGATCGCCTCGGCCGCGCTGTCCAGCACCGCCCGGGTCATATTGGTTTTGATCCGCTGGATGTCTTGCGTGTAGTCAGCCAGCGAGTCGCCGACGATGGTGTGGCTGACCGGATCGCAGGAGAACATCGCAAACTTGACCCGGTTCGCCTCCTCGTCGGCAACGATCTCCTGATCCTCGCCCATCGTGCAGATGTAGCGCAGCTCAGGCGAGCCATCGCCGTCCTTATCGATCTTGATGTACCACTCGCCGTACTTCACGCCGTCGCCGATCCGAGTGCCCATAAAGCGCGCCGGATTGCGCAACTGCGGCTCGACGGTGAACGAGCTTTCCATCGACTGGATGTGCTCGAGGCACTTCTCACGGTCGTAGCCCATGGCGATCAGCTGATCGACCGGAACGATCCGCTCATGGCCGACCAGACGGCTATCGCGGAAGGTTCGCGCGTAGCGATCGAGGCGCATCTCCTCGGGCGGCACGCCAGCGACTTTGATCAAAGGCTTGGAAACTTCGAACTCGATCACCGCATGATCGTAGACCGGAGGCGGCGGCTGCAAGAGCGCAGGCGGCAAGGCCGGCGGGGACGCGCCAGCCATCGGACCAGGAGGTGGGCCGCTGGGCGGCGGCTGAGCAGGCGCTGGGCCGGGCGGGGGCATACCGGCGCGCGGCGGCGGCGGTCCCTGCGGAGCCGGGGATGGCATGCCCGGCGAAGCGCCCGGCTGATTTGCCTGCATCGGCATCGGCGCTGGTCCCGGCGCCGGGCCTGCGGGAGGAGGAAGTGGCGCCGGGGGCGCTGCCGCAGGGGCAGGCGGTTGAGGAACCGGATTGCCGATCGACACCAGCTTGGCGCTCGGCTCCTCGGATAAGATCATCTGCAGTTGTTCGGCGGTGACGTTCAAGAAAGTCTTGCGCTTGATCTCCTTATGATCGTCTGTCCACCATTTGACGAAGCCTGTTTTTACCGTAAGAGCGTCTTTAAAAGCGCCATACAGGATGAGAAAACCTGGATTATCATTCCAAAACGTATAGTTGATATAATCGGTTGCCTGTTCGGCCTCATCTACCTCTTCCTGGGTGCGAGGGACAAGAAAAACCGGCGCTTCAGTCGCTCCGAATAGTCGGATTAAAGATGGGATCATCATCATCACCGCATCTCTAACATCGGTGCTGACGTATGTTGATCGATTTGGACTGTTGGTATTGTCTTTGTTGAGAATTTCACCGAGCGTGGCGTTGGGATCTTCACCAATATAGGGCTGGCCAGGGTTGTACGGCCCGATCCACGGCTCATAGCCGTAGTAGTACATCTGGGCATTCTGGCGATCGATGGCGAGGAAGGAGTTTTCGTAATCCTTCGCGTCCGACATCATCGCTTTTACGTACTGCTTATAGCTCTCCGGATCCTTCGGATCGTAGGCGCTGGCAGTCGCATCTGTTTGATCTTTGAAATGGAAAAATAGTCGTTCCATGGTCCTCGCCCATGAAATCGACCCGCCCGCACGACGGTTCTACAACAGGTTCATTCGTTTCCGCCAGAGGCCTTGCTTGATGGCGTTGCGCTCCCACAGCCACATCGGGGGCGCGACCGGGCCGACGAAGTCGGGGGTCGGCCGCCAGAGCGCCTCGATCTCGTCAACGCTGAGAAGATCTTGGCGGCGCTTCGTTGGCTTTTTCGAGCTCGGCGACGGTGAGCTTGGCATTGGCGGCGACGATATTCCAGGCCTCCGAGCGGCCATAGCGCGCCTTCTCGTGGGCGATCGTTTCCAAAAGCTGCATGAGCAGTTCAGGCTCGTCCATCCCGGCGTGCATGTCGAGCGACTCTAAATCGGAGACGGGGTGGGATTGGCCTCGAAGTGCTTGCACGCCCACGCCGAGTGGGGAACTTCCGGCATGGGATCGCGGGTAGTGAGCAGTGCCTTCCTGCAGCGCGCTGGTTTCAGGAGACCCACTCTCGTCCGATCGCCCTTCTGGTTCAGCCAATGCATGCACTCCCGGCAGGTGTGTTGGTTGTCGCAGGCAAAATGCGCCTGTCCCGGTTTGGTTGCAACGTGGAAGGCGTTCTCCTCGGTGAGATTGAGGCTTCCGACCATCACACCAGTCCACGAATTCTTCGCCGCAGCCGGCCCGAGCCGAACCGCATACTTGTGATCATCGGGATGCCGACACAGCCGGTGCGAAAGGCGTCGGCGGCGTCCTCGGCCTCGTCGGGCACCGCAGCGCCCGACTTGCCCTTCCGATAAGCGCGCAAGCGGGCCAGTCCCCGCCGGGTCGCATCGGCGTCGAACCAGGAAACGCCGAGCACGCCGCGGGTCGCGGTAATCCCGTCCTCGGTCGAGTGGTTGGGGACTTTGATCACCGGCTCGGCAAGCAGGGAAGTAAGCTCATGGCGCCGGGAATGCCCGGTCGAGAGCTCGCGCACCTCGACATCGTGGGGCAGGAGATGACAGCGATAGTGGAAGCCGCCGGTCTTGGCCTTCAGGGCAAGCAGGCTGGTGTAATGGCTGAGAGACTTGCCCGAGCCTTCGATGTAGTCGAGCCAGTGGACCTCCCGGCCGGCGAGCTGGAACAGCCAGACGCACTGCAGATGCCGGATGCCCAGATCCCAGGAGGTGATCACGTCGGTGTTGAGATCGGGAGGCACGTGGGTCACCCGGTTCTGCAGGGCGAGCGCGTTGAGGGCGTCGGCGTAATAAGCGCCCTCGATCGGGGCGTCGAACGAATTCATCATCTCGCGGGCGAACTCGTCCGGAGACATGTCCTTGCGCATCTCCTCCACTTCGAGGCGGGTCAGCGCGTCTTCGCCGGTGTCGGTTATCTTGATGTCAAAGATATCCCAGTCTGGATCATCCTCTGCTCGGAGCTTGAGCTTGTGAAAATGATCATCACCAGCGGATGTGCCTGAGACAATTGCGAACCCGCGGTAATCCGCCAAGCAGGGTCGAACGACCGAGGTGAAGGCCTGCGGGGCGAGCAGAGGATATTCATCAAGAACTGCGCCGTCGAGGTAGATGCCGCGCATCCGCTCATAGGCCAGGGCTCCTCCATAGAGGCGGATCGTTGCGCCGCCGGGAAAGACGATGGTCAGTTCGCCTTCAAGGGCGCGGACGCCTGGAATGTTGGCGGTATAGGTCTTCAGATATTGCCAGACCAGATCCTTGGTCTGGTCGAAAGAAGGGCCGACATAGGCGTAGCGGGGCGGAGGCGTGGTTCGGGAGTTGGTCAGAGCCGCGGTGATCAGGGAATTGGCGAGGGCGACGGTCTTGCCTGCACGACGATGACAGACCGCGAATTTCCAGCGCTTCGGGGATGCGTGCAGGGGCAGGAAATGACGGCGCGGCTTGTAAGGCAGGACGATGGTGTCGGCGAGGTCAGTCGTCGGTGCGGGCATAGTATTTCACAATCCCGCAATGGTCGCACCGCCAGCCGACCCAGACATGCCCGTCATGGAAGCCCGAAACAACATGGCCGCCGCACCAGCGCAAGCGACATCTAAGCCAGGTCATCAGAAGGTAAATCGTCAGCATCAGTGCGCCACCGGAACGTGATGGTCTTTTGCGGCTGGTTGAGGGTGAGCGAGGCGCTGGATTGCGTTGTGGCCGCCGGGGCAGGGGAAAGGGGATGGCCGATGGCGAGCCGGGACTGGAGCAGCTTGGTCGAGGCCCATTCCTTGGCGCGTTGGTCCGAGTTGGGGTCGAACAAGGTGCGGATCGGGATCGAAGCAGCCTGAGCCAGGGCGACCCCGTAGCTTTCCTCCTGAACCCGCTGCAAACGCGGGCTTTGCTTGACTAGCCGCTGCAGGCGGAGGGTCGGGATCTTCAGGAGATGAGCCGCCGCGGCGAGATCGCCATGCGTGAGATGGATCGCAGTCGCCGCCTCGTCGGTTTCGAGGGGAAGGGTGGGCGGCCGCTCGTCCCAAGGATAATATGGTAAAGGCGTAAATTCGAGATCTTCATTCTGAATAGTAGAAGGATCGACGAGGGTAAGATGAGGAGGTCGATCTGTCATCGAGGCCTCCGAGGGTGATGGCGCTCGCGCGCGTCGAGATAGGCTTGCCCGGCTTCTTCCGCAGTGGCGAACATGCCGAGATAAATCCGTTGCTTGTCGATGGTGATATTGGCTTCGAAGCGGTTGTAGCGCCTTTTGACGCCGATGGGCAGGGGGAGAGGCTTTCGACGTTCGCGATTTTGGGTTTGCTCGGAGCGCGTGGCGGCGCGCAGGTTTTCCCAGCGATTGTCAAGCGGGATGCGGTTTTCGTGGTCGACCTCGCTTTGTGGCCATTCGCCAGTCTGCATGAACCAGATGATAATCGCTGCGGGGTGACGGATGCGAACGCTGTTCTCAGTCCACTCGAGCCAGAGATATCCCTCTTGATTGACATGCCCAGCTGGTTTCCCCGCGAAGCGGGCGTTTATTTTACTTGGAACATCAGGTCTATATTTCCACGTTACTTGTCCAGTTTGTGGATTATAATTGAAGGGAGGGTTCATCCCTTCCTTTACCATAGTGGGACTTAGTTTTCCAGATGGATCGAGGGGAGGACACCCCGGCCCGGCCCCGGCAATGGCACCATGCCATGGGGGGTCCAACGCCGGCTGCTATAGGCGCTGCGCGCCTATAGCAACTCGCTCGCGCGTTGTGCTCGCACCACGCGAGTGGCGCAAGCACAAATCAGGAACACGCAATAGCACGCGCACCTTAGCGCTTTGTCAAGCGCCGCAGCGCCTCTGCGCTTTGCACGCAGTTTTGTACGTAGAACGAAGCGACGCGCGGAGTCGGCTGGTTTGCTTAACGACATAGCGGAGTGCTACTCCGCCAATCAAATAATGTGGGACTATGATCTAGACAAAGGGCAGCTATGGGACTATGTTCCGGACTCGCGCGGGTGCGCCGCGCTTCGGAGCCAAGTCAAATGCAGTTCTCTCAATTCTTCAGTCTCGATAGCGCAAAGGCCATAAAGGCCCGCGAATATGGCTACCTGAACGCCATAAACTACATGGCCCCGGCCGCAACCGCGGGATTTGGCAATCTGTGCGGCGACGCAAGCGCGGGATGTCTCGCGCTCTGTCTCGGATGGTTCAGCGGCCAAGCCGGTATGGTCAAAGGCAATCGCAAGCGCGGAACCAATAGCGTCCGCAAGTCGCGCGTCGCCAAGGTCAAAATGTTCATGCACGATCGCGCCACGTTCATGGCCGAAATGATCGCCGGCATCGATCGCGCAATCCGCAAGGCGTTTCGCCTTGGTCTGCAGCTGTGCTGCCGGCCCAATGGCGCAACCGATGTGCCGTGGGAACACATCAAACTTTCGCCCGTCGACAGGCGTTCCATCTTCGATGTCTATCCCAACGTCCAGTTCGTCGACTACACCAAGTCACTGAAACGTATGTTGCGCTTTTGCGCCGGCCTCCTGCCCGCAAACTATCACCTGACATTCTCCCGCTCGGAAACAAACGAAGACGCTTGCAGACAGGTGCTAGCAGCAGGAGGCAATGTCGCTGTGGTGTTCGCTGACGATATGCCAGCGTCCTACCTTGGCGTCATGGTCGTAGATGGCGATACCCATGACTTGCGTCACCTAGACCCCAAAGGCGTCGTCATCGGCCTCACGCCCAAAGGCCCACGCGCCAAGCGCGATCGTTCTGGCTTCGTGGTGAGGACATGATTGCCCTCGCCCTCTTGTTCGCCTTTGGCATGATTGCCTTCGGCTATGTGTGATCAAAAGGCCGGCCTTGCGCCGGCCTTTTCATTTGGGGTGTGCCCGACCGGGCGGGCGCCCCACCTGGAAGGTTTTGGCCTCCGGGCCGATCCAGATTTCGGCCTTTGGGCAACATGGCAATTGTGTCTACGTGTCCGAACCTTCAATTTCACACTGAAATAGCCCCTAGACATTTCAATGCAATTCATCGGCTCGAATGCTATACATTCACCCCGAAAAATTACCATTTTTTCACGCGCGTGCTTCACTCGTGTTTTTGAAGGTAAAGACACTAGACAAATCTTTCCCTTTTCTCTAACGGATCAAATTGCCAAATGGCCAAAACATACTACAGGTGACCGCGGAGTGAACTCGCATGGAAGACGATGACCAACATACCAGAACGAACTTGGACAATCCACCTTTTGACCCTAAAACTGCACTTGCCAAATTGGTTAATTCACAACCGGACACAGCTAGCCGAAAATTGCCATTTTCAGATCAGTGCGCCGCCTTCTACGCCGTCTACAACGGCGTCTCTCAGCACGTCGTCGCCAAAGCTTTCGGGGTCACCGTAGGCACCGTCTCCAAGCTCGCCGGATGCCTGGACGTCGATCCGCGGCCGACCGAAATCACCGTCAACGGCGATGTCATCCGACGCAAGAACCTTAACCAAGGTCGCGACCCCGGCCGCATCGCGCGCTACCGGCGGGTCGCCGAGCAATGGCATGCAATGGGCGAGGACGCCTTCGCCGAACGCTACTACACCGACGCCATCCACACGCGCCTGATGAAGGTCAAATACGACCGTGATAGCGAGGCGCTGCGTCGTGCCCGCCAAGGATCCGACCCGGCCGCCGATAGCTGCACTTTCAAATACGTCGGTGCAATCAACGTCAATGGCGACCTGTTCCGGATCGCCTGGGTCCGCAACGCCCCCACCCCAGGCTGGTATATCGGCAAATGCCAAACCGATGGCTCACCCGCCTTCGAGGACGGTTGGCTGTGGCTTGGCCGCGATCGCCGCACGATCGACGAACCCAACGCCAAACCCTTCGCCCGCTCCGAGGACGCCGACGACGCCCTGTGGGGCGGACGCGAATTCAACCCGCGCCACAAATAAATTCCACAAAATAATCCTAGACCACTTGACAGTCCTATCAATGGGACTATGTTCCGGACTGGGCGGTTCGCCCACATGGTCCGAACTTGAGGTGCGCTATGACCCGTAAACTTTCCCGCGGCGAATTCTTCGCCCGGCAAAAGGCCGACGCTTGGGCCCACGCCCAAAACCCCGAACTTGCCAATCGGGAGCGCGAAGCGCGCAGTGTTCGCGAAACTGCCGAAACCCTCATTGAGGATCGCGGCCCGTCCAACGCCCGCGAATGGGCCGTCCACTGCGCCACGCGCGACACCTCTGGCTTTTGGCCCAAGGTGCTTTTGGAGATCGACCGCCAGAGCGCGGCCAAGATCTTCGCCATCGCCCGCGCTCGCCGCGCCGAGGCTCGCGGCCAATGAGCGCCCTCTCAAACCCCGCGCGCTTCGCCCTCGCTGGCCATGCGGTGTTCACGCTGCAGTCGAAAAAGACCGGCGTGCGTTTCACCTACAAGGTGCGCGCCGCCGACAGCGGCCCGCTCCACTTCGTCAGCGTCCTGACCGGGCCCGACAACACCCAAGATTACCGCTATCTCGGGTTTCTGCGCCGCGGCGTCTACTTCCACGGCGGCCAAAAGGCCAAGATCGCGCGCGACGCCCCATCGGCCAAAGCGTTCGATTGGTTCTGGCGCCACATGGCCGCCAACGCCTCTGCGCCCGACAGCGTGGAAGTGTCCCACGAAGGGCGCTGTGGGCGCTGCGGCCGCCCCCTGACCGTCCCAGAGAGCGTCCGCTCAGGGTTCGGAGCGGATTGCGCCGCTCAGATGGGGCTTGGATGAGCGAGCGCCGGAAAGGGGTTTGCGCAACGTGCGGCAGGCAAACGTGGCGTTTCGACGTCACGATTTGCAAGCCGTGCTATTCGGCAAAATTGCGCGCCCAGACCGGCCCGGCCAACCGTGAATGGGGAAGGTTCACCAGTAAGAAAAAAACTCAAGGCTGGGATCGAGCCAAGCGGCGCAAGCTGCTTGGCAAATGCGAGTTCTGTGATGAACCCGCAATCGATCGGCACCACTTTGACGACAACCCGTTGAACAACACCGACAACAATATCGTCCCTCTTTGTCGTCGATGTCACATGACCATGGACGGGCGCTTGGAGCAGTTCCGAGCGCAAACTTGGAGAAAGGACAGGTGATGCAGCCCAGGCCCGCTTGGCGCACCCGAGCGGGCCTGATCGGCATCATTGCCGGACAAGGAAAAGCAAATGGCGCAAGGCAATAGTACGGGTTTTATCTTGTTGGTGTCGATCCTGGTGATCGGCGCGGTTCTGTTGTTGGGGCACTGATGACCCTCGACCAGTTCCTGGCTGAGAACATGCTCAGCCGCGAGGCGTTCGCCAAAATGGTCGGAGTTCACCCGACCACCATCTACCGCGTGCTCTCGGGCGCGACGATCCCCAAGCGCCGCAACCTCGAAAAAATCCTCAAACTCACCCGCGGCCACGTCAGCGTCGCCGAATTGCTGGGAAGGCAAGTTTTATGACCTGGATCCAACTCGACAATCGTCTGCATCCCGCCGATCTCGGGTTCCTGCCCGAGATCCTCCTGTCCGAGGACAAGCGGCCGGTGCGCGAGCAATTGGCCGATCGCTACGCCCATGGCGGGGGCTACAACCCGTTCAAAGGGTTTCGCCTCGACCGCATGACCATGACCCTGCACTATCCCGGCGATCCGCCGTTTCGCCCTGGCGCGATGACCCAGATCGGCGACGAGAAGGTGTTCTTCTACCCGCAGGGCGCTTGGCTCCTGATCCTGCAGCCCAATGGCGATTGGGAGGTGACCCGTGTCGATTAGCTCGACCGACATCGCCGCATCGGTGCAAGGCACTTGCATCGCCATCGCTCAAGCGATGGCGACCTATCAACGCTGCGATGTGGCGCGCTCGCAATTGCGCAGCGAACTCCTGGTCAGCGTCGACGCGCTGCATGAGCGTCTCGCCCATGAACTCTTAGCCCTATGCCGCAAGCACAAGGAGGAACGATGCGCGTAGCCTGCGCGATCGAAGAAATCGAACTCGAGAACGACTCTGGCCGGCTGGTCGAGAGCGTCGAGGCCACCTGTGGCCGTTGTGGCCATACTACCGAAAGCTTTGGCACGGGTGATGGCTCGCGCGCCCGCTGCCTCGTTCTGTTGCGCGAGGAATGCCCTAAAGGCGAACGCAACCATTACGTCGAGAGTGATATCCCATGAGCAAAAAAGGCAATTGGCAAACCCTGTTCGGCGCCAAGCGACGGACGATTGATCGCGCGCTCTTGGCCGAATGTGAGAAGACCATCTGTCAGGCGGACCTACGCGACATCGAACTCGACATCGAGCGCGAAGAGCGCCAGCGCGCCAGGATCGACGCTCAGGCGCGCGAAGCGATCGCCAAAGCGTTCGGGCGGCCGCTGACATGAGGCGCTCGCAATTGACGCTCGATGAGCCGACGCCTAAATAGGACTACGAAGTGGAAAGGGCTATGAACGTTCAGCTGGATCGAACCTTGATTTACCGCACCAAGCGTCGGGCGCGCGACGACGGGCTGACCCAGGACGAGCGGGTCGCGATCAACCTCCTGTGGCGCCGGGGGATCAAGGTTCCGATCCTTACCCGGGTCTTCAAGGTAGGCAAAAACACCATTTATTACAAAGCCTTAACCGGCGAGGCGGACTCCTATCCGAACTCGCCGCGGTCGAATTCGGCCCGCGACACCAACGACCTGATCGAGCGGATGGGCGAAGAGGCCGCTTGGAAGCAATTCGTCACCGATGAAATGATCCAGGCCTGCAACGCGGAACTGGCCAAAGACCTTGAGCAGATGCGGCTTGCGCGATGACCGACGACAAGCCCCCAGAGGCCGAGTGGGCCGACATCGAGGTGCTGATCGATCGGGTGCTGAGCACCCAAGCCGAGGCGGCCCAGCGTGGCAGGCTGTGCCTGTGGACCATCTATGACCATCCCAGGGATTATCCCGACCACATCGTGGCCCGCCGGCATGAAGCGCCGGGCGGCCCGACTCAGAACGCGATCGGCGGCAAGCTCGAGTTCTTGCGCGAGATCTTCGAGAGCGCCGGGCTGCATCGGATCGATCGCGAGCCCGGCGACGACGCCAAGATTATCGAGACGTGGATCTGATGCCGGTCGCCGACAAGCATGTCTGGCAATTCAAATCTTACCGACCCTGGCCGCTTGCGGTTTTAGACCGCGATTTTGACCGGCCCGATTGGCAGCACGACGTGGTCGAGCGCCTGAGCCGCGGCGAGCGGGCGCCCGACCCGATGGCTGAGCCGGTTCCCGGCGAGCGGTTTCGTAACGAGCGAGAAGTCAGTTGGCAGGCCGCCGAGGAAACAGCCAAAGACGCCGTCCGCACCGGTTCAGCCTATTTGACCGACCGGCAGAACGCCGAGCGCGCCGAAAAGCGGGCGCTCCTCAAGCAGGCCTATGACGAAGCGGTCGCTGCGCTTAGAGCCAGAAATGAAGCAGCTGAAGCCAGAGAGGCCGAAAAGGCCCGGGCGTATGTTGAGGCCCATAGGGAATATTTGGCTGAGCAACAACGGCGCGAGACGCTTCGGATCCAGGCTCAGCACGATTGGGAGCGCGAAACCATCCTCCGGTGCCAACGCTGGATGTGCCAAGTGTGCGGAGCGAAAGCGATGCCCACAGAGGTCGATGGAGGCTACGAACTCCGATGTGTCCCATGCGAGCGAAGCACCGTGGTTGAACACGCCAAAATGATTAAATGGTTGATGCCATGACCGAAGAAATCTCCGATCTTATTCATTGGCAGGCGTTTCCAGCCTATCCTGGGTTCTTTTTATGGGGGGTTGAGGATAAGCAATTGTACGATCGAGAACCTATTATTGGATGGCTGGTCGAACAACGCCGAATGTCGACAAAAAACAAGTACTTTTGGTGGGGCAAACCGCTGGTGGCGACCACCCACAATACGGATGATTACACTTATGCAATCGAGCTTCCTGATGGAAAATTTTGGTTTCCTGAAGATCGAATGTGCGCCTCACTTGAAGAGGCTCGCAAACATTTGCGTGAAGAAAAATCATGACCCCGCGTGAGGCCGGATCGATCGAACTCGAGGAGCCCGACTGGCGCGCCCGCTTCGAGGAGCACACCAAACGCTGGCCCAAATGGCCGCGCTATCTGCAGGAAGACTCGGCGTTCGAAGCGACCTTGAAGGACTACCGGCGCTTTCACTTCAGCTGGGTCGAGGGCAAGCAGATCCCGATGCCGGCGGCGCCGGCCAATATCGCGCTGGCCAAGCTCGGCATCATGCCGCCCCGCTTCATCAACAAGGACGTGCCGCGCACCGACGCTACCGGGTTCCAGTGCGACGATCACATGTGGGTCGGTCCCTGGCGGATCGTCGCCATCGAGGACCGTATGCTGCTCATGGAAAAATACATGGAGATCGAAGGCCAACCGGAAACACGCCAGATCGACCTCGCGAAGGCCGACTGGTCGAAATACACCGCCTCAGCAATCGCGGTGTTGGAGGCGAGGTGCGAATATGAGCAACGTGACAAAAGCCAGGAAGCGGTTGGAAGCGGCTTTATTGGGGGAAGTACGGACTGACGCCAAATGGCGTGAAATCATCCGTGAAGTGGTGGTTGATCTGACCCGTGAGGCGTCGATCCAGAAGACTCCCGGCACAAAGCGCAATCAGGAACAAATCCTGCGTGACAAAATCAAAATCATCTCGACCAGCGTCGCCGATCCATCACTCAATTATCAGATGATCCTGCAGCACTCGGGCGTGAGCAACATCAATATCGCCCGCGTGTCGGAAACGCTAACGCGGGCGATCGATAGACATGGCACGTTGCTGACTGCGCTCGCGGTTTACAAGGCCGAGTACAACAAGAAATATCCGCGACTCGGGCCACTCTAACGGCTAACGGGCTCCAGAGGATCGACTGGAGCCCGCCATAGTCCGCATGAGGTCGGGTGCGAAGCGGCCTCGCTGTTCATCTAACAACGCAATTTCGAACTGTCCACATGGGTGTTTGACAGCCTCCGCGAACAGGTCGAGATCTCGACGCCTCCCCGGGTGCGTCGATGTCAGAATTAACAAAAATCCAGCGCAATCTTACCGTCAATTTCATCGATCAACGTCGTCTCAATGTCTCGGTTATCTGGTTCAAATCCGAAAGCGCCGTTCCCGTTGAAGGGCCGGCGCAAACCGTTCCCAAGGATTGGCTGAACGAGGGCGAGGAGCGCAATCTCGGGGCTGAACTGCGTGACGGCTTCGTCGAACTGCAGATCAAGGCGCCCGACGATATCTGGTTCAAGCTTTTTGCCTCCCAGGTCGATGCCAGGGCGGCTTGGGGCGGCTACCTCAAGCCGGTCAGCTCCGTTCTCTTCAAGATCGCCGACCCCGCCTCAGTGGACGCCTGGATCGATCGTTGGCCGCGCGGCTCGCGCGACAATTCCAATGCCTGGGTCGAAACCAAGCTTGCGATTACACCGGCTCCGACCAAGCGCGCCAAACTGGTCCCACGCTATAGCTCGCCTTTGCCCGGCTCGCGCTTTGCCGGCGACACGATCGTCTGGCGGCCGGGGGGCAAGCCGGCGGCCGACAACCAGGAGCTCGGGACCGAGGATCTCGAAGCAAGGCCTGTGCCTGCGACAAATTGCGAAACTATTTGTCGTGCGATCGCCTTCGCCACGCTTGGCTACTGGATCCGGATCTATCTCGACGGCTCAGACCATTGGGACGAGAGCCTTTTGCGCACGCTCGGCGGCTGGATGGCGCGCGAGGCGTTCATCGATGGCCCGGCGGTCAACGCTCAGGGCAAGAGCCTGGAGGGCATGTGCTGGGCGCCGGTCGATAGCGGCGCGACCGCCGCTGAGCTGATCCGGTTCCTGGTTACGCTCGGCGCGCCGGGCGAACTGGAGTATTTTTTTCACCGGGCTGAGCAAGATCTTGAGCGCAGTCGTCCTGTTTCAGGCTGGCCCGCGGTAGAGCGGACGCTCGGCGTCGTGGCCAAGGTCGCGATCCGGCGCGCCTTTCGAGCCGGCGCGGATACGGACGCGCTCGAGGTGATGAGCGAACGTTATGCGTTCGACACTTCCGAGCATCTCTATGTCGATCGCGACAGATTGCTCAAAGGGCTTCCGTTTGAATTTTCTCATGACGCCCTGATTAAGCGTCACGACAAGGACGATCCAATCTGGAAAGGCAGGAAACCGTACAACCCGTTTTTGATCTATTCAGGCTCCAAGCTTCGCACCGACGTCGAGCTGCATGAGTTCCGCCCCGGTCAGGAGCCAGGAGCCATCATGCGGTTTTCGCGCGCTCGCGGGATGGTGACGGCCGATGAACGCTACGGCGACGAATATCGGATCCTCAACACCTTCCCAGGCTTCGCCATCAAGCCGATCGGCGTCAAGGATCCGGTGATCTGGAACCGGGCCATGACCATGCTCGACCAGATGCTGGGCTATCTTTGCCGGGACAATGACGCTCAGATGATGTGGCTCAAAAAGTTTATCGCCTGGACGTTCCAACACCCAGACATCAAACAACAATCGTGCCCAGTCATCATCGGCGGCCAGGGCATCGGCAAGAGCCGGTTCGGGTCTATTTTTTTGAGGAAGATTTTCGGCGGGATGGCTGGGCTTCACACGATGGTCAAGATGGATGACGATCGGTTCCTGGTTACCCCATTCATCGGCAAACTGATTACTTTCATCGATGAAGTGCGAATGGAGAGCGTCACCGCTATCAACATCATCAAGAACATTATCCGCGCCGATGTCGTTTCTGGCCAAAAGAAGTTCGGTCATCAGCAGGACTGGTACATCCCATCCCGGCTGATCCTGGCGACCAACACGCCTGATATCGGCCTCACTTCTGAAGACGCCGCAGATAGGGCGTTCTTTTTCATCGTGTCGCATACGATCGACAATTCAGGTTTGGGCGACAAGGCTTTTTTGGATTGGGCTTATGGCTTAAAGCCATTCTACAACGAGTTGGAAATAGCCTTAGAAAACCTTGAATTCAAACAGCATCTTCTGCGCTATTTCATGGACCTCGAATGCACGCGTGAGGAATTGGAGGATCTTACCCACTCATCACGCACTGACGCCAGTGTGGTGCAGGCGACAATGTCCAAGGCGCGCAAGATCGGGCGGGCGATCGTCGCCGACGCCCGGGTGATCGCCGGGCTCGACATCACTGCATGGTTCAGCTCGATGCATGTGCGTGAAGCCATCAAACGATGGGACGATGCGCGCAACAAGGTTGAAGTTACACAGGTGATCGAGGATTGGAAGCGATCTGGCGTCCTTGACCAGGAAGGGAGTGATCTTTACAAATTTAAGTGGGGCTACGGGCTGCTTCTAAGGAGGCTCGGGGAAGCCCACAACCTGCCACTCCCAGGAAACCATCCGATCAAGTTGGGATCGGACTGGGAGCCCAACGATGTCCGCTCAACCGAAGGTGCGCCACTATGGAGAGGAAACAAGCACGGTCAACGACAACAAAGCTATCGCGACCCCGACGACATTGGTATGTCGGATTGATCTTTCTCGCCACCCCGGCCGACGCCCACTGCTACCGGATCTGGCATTACCTCAAACCCCAACGCTGTTTCACCGCGCTCGCGCCGCTGCATCGCACCGTACTGAGCCGGCTCCGTACAGAAGAGATCCCGTTGCCGGATCTCAATTGGATCGATTGTCCGCTGGGGGATGAACGATTGCGCGGCATTGCGCTTTTGCGGGATTTGAAGGATGTTCCGGCGCAGCGATAGGAGGCCGATCATGGCAACCGTCAAGCGCACCACCAGCACCACAATTTCTCGCACCCCGCCGCCATTGCCCCAAGACGAGCCGCCACAGCGACGGGCTAGTCGACTGCCCAACACGCCAGGACAGTTGCCCGATGAGTGGCCCGGCGTCGAGCCCGAAGAGGTCGAGCCCGGCGCGCCAGCGCAAAGCGACGTCGTCCCGGTCGGCGTCGAGCAATTCCAACGATCGCAGGAAATGCAGGCGATGGGGATCCACAATTGGGTTGCCGCGCACGATGAACGCAATCTCGACGAGCCGCAGCAGCAGGTCGCTGGCGTAATCGATTATGAGCGGCGGTAGTCCTCCTCCCGGCTGGACTCTCGGTCCAGACGGAAACTGGATCCCGCCCAGCGCGCTGCCGGCTCCAGGCGCGACGCCGATGCCGGCCGGCGCTCCGGTTCCTGGCGGCGGCACGACAGGCGCCGGTCCCAGCGGCGGGATGCTGCCAGGGAGCGGCGTCATTCCTCGTTCCGCCAGCGCAGGCGCCCCCTCGCTGGGCTATCCGGCGCTCGCTCCAGGCGCGAGCCTCAATACCACCGGGCCGCAGATCATCCCACCGCGGCGCGGAATTGCCCCCAACAAGCAGGTTGGCCCGTTCACCGGCGGCACATCGACCGAGAATGCTTGGGATCCGCGCAGCTGGTTCAAGGCCAATCCGAACGCGACTTTTCAAGCCGGCTCGCCGATGAACGGACCCGGCGGCCCGGCTGCAGGCGCGCCCGGCAATCCGCTTTCTGCGCTCGGCAGCGGCAATCCTTATTGGCGCGGCGCGATCGCCGGGGCTGGCGTCATGGCGCCGACTCCAGCCGAGACGGGCGAGCTCCAGCCAAAGTATTGGCCCAACCCGAATTCAGGGCAGGGCGGTATCGGATCGGACGCCAACCGGCCGGTGATGGGCGCAGCTGGTTTCCCAACCACTTATGCCCCGCCTGGGCAGCAACCGCCTGTGCCAACGCCCGGCGCGCTCGCGCCGCCTTCGCGGCCCGTCACGCCCACTCCGGTGGCTGCGGCGCCGCCCAGCGCAACGCCCGGGCCGGTCAATGGCAGGGTCAATCCAGCGTCGGTCAATCTCGGCAACAACCCCTGGATTACAGGCAATCGACCCAACGCCAATCCAGGGATCGGCGGCGGCATGCTGGGCGGTGGATCGATCGGCGGGGCTCGAGGAACCGGCGGCCCACCGCAAATGGGCATGCTTGACCTGTCGCAGTTGTTTCAACATCCCGCTGTTCAGGCGGCGATGCAGCAAAACCAGCAACAGCAGGCGCCGCCTTCGTCGCTCATACCCACCGCGCCGCCAAGCATCGGGCCGCTTCAAAAAGGCGCAAAATGGCCGCCCAAATTCGGTCCTAATTTGACCGTGCCAGGAACTGAGCTCGGTGGAGAAGGGACAAGCACATGAGCATGGATCCGGTCACCTTCCAGGGCAAAATCAGCCTGATCATGGCGCAATATTGGACCTACCCCAATCTGGCGGCCGAGGTGCAAGCGATCATCACTGCGCTCGACGCCGATCCGACCACTTACGACAAGACGATGCAGACCCCGGCGAGGGGTCTTATTCCAGGCATCGCCGGGCAGACGCCGTTCACCAACGAAATGCTGCGGATCATCAACATCGGCAAGGCCGGCAACCTCAGCAACACCACTATGGCCGACGAGATCAATGAACTGCTCGGCAACGCTGTGCCGCCGGTCAACGTCGATGCGCCGTTCATCCCAGGAACCGCCTCGCTCGGCATTATGCTGACCGTCACCAACGGCAATTGGCTCAATCATCCGACTTCGTACACCTATCAGTGGCGGCGCGGCGCGACGACGGCAATCGCCGGGGCGACCGCGGCGTCCTACACCATCGTCGCGGCCGACGTGACCGCCGGCGCCGTCAATTGCTTGGTGACCGCAGTCAACGGCGCGGGTTCGACGTCGCACGCTTCGAACAGCGTCGCCGTTACAGCGCTCGGAGGCTGACATGCCCCATATTCTCGACGAAGCGGTCAAGCAGCTGAAAAAGAAGGGCTGGGGAACATCGAGCGCCTATGCGATCGGCACCTCGACGTTGCAGAAGTCTGGCTCGCTCAAAAAGGGCACGAACCAGCCGACCAAGAAGGGCGTCAAGCGCGGGGCGATGTCCCAGGCTGAGCGGCGGAGGACGATGTGAATGATTTGACCTTCGGCGAGCGCGCGGTCGGCAAGACGTTCAATCCAAGCGGTGACAACGCCGTGGCTGAGTTGAAACAGCACGCAGCCGAGTTCATTGACGCTTGCAACGAATTGCGCAGTGTGACGACCGATCCCGAGGTCAAGCGCATGTACTCGCTCGCCATCACCGAATGTCAGACAGCACAGATGTGGGCCGTAAAAGCAGCGACGTGGCGCTAACCCATGACCTTACGCCACGCGAATTCGAATGTTTGCTATGGTGCGCGCGGGGCAAGACTTATGCCGAGACGGCGCTGATCACCGGCGTCGCCTTCGGGACGGTCAAATCCAATTTGGATCATGTGCGCTACAAACTGAATGTAGCCACGCTGCCGCAAGCCACCGCGCTGGCGGTCGCCATCGGCCTCTTTACTCCCGAGGATTTGAAAGGGCGCTAGCGCCCAGGAGCAAGTCGTGGCGCGCTGGCACACAATTGCAAAAACCCTCAAACTGTTGACTTTGCAGTTGCTGCTGACCCAGCTGACCCTGGTACGCCGCCGCCTGCTGTCCGTAGTCCATCAACTGTTGCGCTTGCTGCTGCGCTTGGGCAATCGCATAGTCCGACCCGTAGTACCGACCGCGCCAAGCCTCGGCCATCCGCATCCAGCCGTCGCGGTCATCTCTGACGCTGTTAAGCTGGCGGTTGAGATCATCGATCTTCGCCTTGAGCTGGGCGATTTCGGTATCGCGCGGATCGACTTTGACCGGTTGCTTGGCGACGAAACCGGTGATCATTAACGCAAGCGTGCTGATAATCGACATGCTTCCCCTCTTTCCGCTTGACAGTCCTAAACAGCCCGAATAGCTCTGGTGGCAAGGCCCCTGTGTGGTCTTAAACCAGAAGGACTGATCAGATGCAATTCGACACCGAAACCGCGGCCAACTATGCCGGCCAGAAACTCGACGCCCTGCTTGAGCGCGCCACGCGCGACGCCAACACGGCGATCGAAGCCGCCAATATTCCCGACGCCGTTGTATATTTCTCCGAGCTGCGCGACATGGTCAAGACGCTGGCGACCAAGATGTCGGCTCTTCAGTCGCTTGTCGACACAATCTCGCAGGAGCTCCTGCCGACCCTGTTCGGCAACCAGGGCGTCAAGACGATTAAGATCGACAACGTCGGTCGAGTGTCGATCAACGACCGCTGGTCGGCCTCGATGCTCGACAAAGCCGCAGCCTTCCAGTGGCTGCACAATACCAACAATCAAGGCCTGATCATCGAAACGGTCAATGCCGCGACGCTCGGCGCATTCGCCAAGGAAGAGGCAATGGCCAAGCGCGCCTTGCCAAGCGACATCTTCAAGGTCTCCTCCACGCCTTACGTGTCGATCACCAAGGCGTGACATGAACTACGAAAAGCCCCGCTATCGCTGGAACAGTTCAAAGGAAATGTACATCGTGAGCAACGACATCGTGAAAACAGAGAGCGCATTGGTCCCTGACTGGATGCGCAAGGCCTCGACCGGCGCGTCGATGGGCAACATTGACGGCTCCGATCTCAAGCCGCCCAGATTGAAGATCCTGGCCGGGCAGAGCCCCGAGATCATGGACCGCACCCCGGGCGCTCAGGTCGGCAATTTCTGGATGACGATCCTTAACAAGGACTTCGGCCCTTCAGTCACCGGCACGCCGATCTTCCTGCGCAAGAGCTACCAGCTATGGGCGCCGAAGGGCATCGGTGCGACGGACGGGCAGAAAGGTCCGCTGGCGACCGCCTCGGACGGCATCCATTGGGACGTGCCCAATCAGGTGTTCGAAGTCAAATTCCCAGGCAATCCGAAGGTTTACAAGTGGCACGTCAGAACCACGGTTTTCGAAAACAAGATGCACAAGTTCGGCTCGAGCCAGGACGACAATCCGAGTTCGAAGCCGGCGGCTACGCTGACCTATGACGTGTTGTGGCTGATCGACTTGCCGAACGGCAAGAAACAGTTGTGCGTGTTCACCAACGCCCGCACCGGCATCGCGCCGACCCAGAACTTCATCTCGACCGCCCGAGCGATGGGGGTCGATCAATTCTATCAGCGGTATAAGATCGTCAGCCAGCGCAAGACCGGGCCGACCGGCGATTTTTATTACAGCTACGATTACCAATATCTCGGCAATTTGCAGACCGAGCAGGAAGGGATCGAGGCGCGGGCGCTCTACGACCAGTACGCCAAGAGCGGGTTCGTCACTGACTTCGAGGGCGAGGCTGAGACGATCCGCGCCGACCGCAATCCCGAGCCGCGGCCCATGTACACGCCCAAAGAGGACGAAGATCAGATCCCATTTTGACGAACCCTCCGAGCGACGGAGGTAGGAGAGGCTTGTCCTCAAGCACAAACCCCCGATTGGGGGCGAGCCTCTCCGCAAGGGGGAAACATGCCGCCATTGAGCATCGACAATTACGTTCGGGTAACGGCGCTGGTCACGTACGAAACGATCCAGCTCAGCCTGCTCTCATCCTTCCCTGAGATCAGCGCCAAGGAGCGGGAGGAGAAGACGGTTGAGATCTTCAATCTGATGGCGCGCCGCTGCGGCTGCGAGATCCGGCGCCTGTGCTTCGAGGAGGTGGACGGCGAATGACGATCGAAGCGGTCGAAGGCAAGGTCAAGATCTACGGCCATGGCGAACTGTGGCTCACTCCGGTGGAGGCCTTCAATTTGGCCAGCGAGCTTATCGAAGTCGCCAAGCGGGCCAAGGAGCAGATCAAGGACGCCAGGATTGAGAAGTGACCGATCACCGAACCCTCTACGAAAAGATCCGCGCGATCGCCGAGGACCAGCGCGGCGATCCGGCGACCCGCGCCGCGGCGCAGCGCAAGCTGGCCAGCTTCAAGCCGGCCTGGACCCCGCCGCCGAACAAGCGCAACCCAGGGCTTTGGCCCTCGTCCGAGCACGAACGCTACACCTTCATGGACCTGTCGAACTGGAACCGCACCGTCAACGGCAACCGATCCCACGTCATCACCCACAAGGGCGTCACTTATCGGGTCGTTCTGTTCGAATACAAGAAGATCCCGGATTATGGCTGGTCGCGTTTCGAAACCGTGATGCGCGACGCGGTGTTTTCCGGCCGGTTCCACACTCTTGGGGAGGCGCACAGGGACGCATGGAACAATCTAATGACGCTCTGACGTATCCCTACGCCATGACCTTGTACGAGGTGACTGAGATTGTCATTGAGCATCTCGACAAGGTGCAAACCACGGAGGATCTGTTAAGGCAAGGGGTTCATCTGAAGATGGCGTCGCGGGCCATGTGCTGCGCCCTCGAAATCTATGGTTCGCAATTAGAGGTGCTGAACAAGGAAAAGCAATGAACAGGTACGAAGTCACCATCAAGTTCCCGACCAAGGACGCCTTTGTCCAATTCATCGACAATGTCGGCCTTATCGCGGGCGAAATGACCCTCGCCGTCACCAAGCCGCTCGAAGAGCAGGCGATCAGCGAGCCGCCTTATAAGCTCCGAACGCGCAGCTCCAAGGTCAACGACACGATCATCGCCTCGCTGCAGACCGGCCCGTTGAGCGCCAAGCAGCTCAAGCAGGGGCTTGAAGACGCCGGCTTGGCCCCGGGGTCGCTGTCGACCGGGCTCGCCGCGCTGCAGAAGAGCGGTCAGATCGCGCGGGTGAGCGAAGGCGTCTACGGGCTCGTTCACGCCTACGAAGCAGCAGCTGAGTAGTGGACGAGGCCGCTCGCAAACGGAA